TGCTTCCTGCCATATTACCCTCCTTTCTTTAAATAAAAAATGAGCTATGTAATGATAGCTCATTTTACTTCTTGCCTACTTTTTTTCTTAAAGCTTCCCTTTGAGGTTTTGTTTGTTCTATTCTCCAACAATTATCTAAATATTTTCGCCCTTCTTCCGTCTGCATATATCTATAAATAATTGCATCACGTAATAATAACCAAAACTCAAATACTTCTAATTCATCAATCCTATCAAAGTTATAACCGGTATATTCACTAACTATTTTTTCTTCAATGGTATTAACTTCATAATGCCCCTCTTCTCCTTCATCAGGGTAATAGGGCACTTTTAGTTTGGGGAGTTTTTACTATTTGCAATCCATTCAAAATAAGCTGTTAAAATTTCATTCATCTCATCTAAATCTAGCTCCTCTACTAAATCATCACTTACATTAATATTATTTTTATTTTTTCTTAATATCATTTTAATGGCTTCTGATAAGTTTTCTATTGTATCTTCGCCCTTTGATTTTGAAAGTGTAGTAAGTTTTTTTAATGCTTTAATTTTAGGAGGTTCAACCTCTAGTGTTGTATCCCCTATCTTGATACCAAAATATCTTTTATTTACTGTTTTTATATCAAACATTATTTATCCCTCCACTATACTGTTTATGGTACTGGTATTTCTTCTTCATATAATATTAAAGTGCCCTCAGAATCCATTGGAAGTGCTTTAAATTCTACATCTATAACAGTTTCTTTATCTTTTGCGAAACTAAAGCTAAACCCAGCTTGGTTATTACCTACAATGGTAATTCTGATATCTCCATCAGCTTTATCTTCATGCAAAAATCGTATTACATACTTCTTTCCATCTTGATTATTTATTCCACCTATTTTTACAGTTCTTTTTCCAGCTTCTTCTTTTACAATTGCAGTACTACATATCTTTTTTAATGTATTCCCACACCACGTCATAATACCACTTTTAAGAGTGGCTTCTTCATCTGTTAAAATAGTTTTTTGAACCATCCCTAGATCATCTTTAGCATCATAAAACTCTGGCTTATACTCTAATGTAGCACCACCTTGTATAAATCCTAAAAGATTTTGTTCAGCTTCTATTACCGTATTTTCCGGAATTTCTCCAGTGAATTCATCCACAAAAAGTTTTCCACTACCTAAAACAATTTTCTCTCCTGCTGTTGCCATATGAATACCTCCTATATCTTTTCAACTAAATTAAAATCGTACACAGTTTGAAAGTATTCCTCACTTTCTATCCATGTACGATATTTCTCATATTCTATTGATTTATCTCTTAGCAAGGTTTCAATATTACTCTCAACCTCTTTATCTATTTTATTTGAATATAACTCAACGCTTATATTTCTATTTGCTATACAAACTTTCAGATCTGCACCTACTATATTTCTTTTTTCAGTAAAAATTATATATGGAAGACTTGGTGCTCTTGAAAACTTTTCTTCTTCAACCTTTAATGTCAAGGTTTCTAACCAGGCTTTAACGTCCAGCATTTTCTATTATCTCCTTTGTTAATTCTTCCATTCGCTTTATTGCTAATTCCTCTCCATGCTTTATATGTGGGAATGCTCTAGTTCTCCCACCTTGTTTTATAGCATGGCCATTCTCAAGTAAATGAGTTAACCTGTGTTGTCCATTAGCAACATACCAAGTCTTTGTTTTATCAAATCTCTTTTCTCTAGTTGTTTTTATTCTAAAAGACTTAACATACTTACCTGTATGTTCTTTAAAAGAAATATTCTTTTTAATTTCTTCATTAGTTTCCTTTGCTACCACCTCAACAGCCTTTTTTATTCCTTCTGTAACTTCTTCTGAATAAGTATTCAGCTCTTTCTTTATTTCATTAGTTAGTTCATCAATACTTATTTTATTCATTTCATTCACCTATCCATTTCTAGATGTCTTAAAGTTAAATCCTTACTTAAAGGATTTGTATCAAACTTATCTTGAATTAATTGAATACTATACTTACCCATACCTGGTATTTCTACAGTATCATAACTATCTATCCCCGGTACATTAGGTATGCGAATTACTAAGTCGGTTTTTATTTGTACTGCTTTGGCTGCAAAATATCTATTAAATCCTAATACACGATTATTAAACCCTAAACTTTTAAATTTATAAACTTTGTTTTCATCTTCATCTTCCGTATATATATTACATACTCCATCTGAAAAACTTATAAAATCAATGTTGTCTACTTTTATTTTCATTTATGAGCTCACCTCTGTAGTATCTTCTATAGTTACAGCTTGATATTTAAGATGTAAAGATAATAAATCACTTTGAAAGTTCTTTTCAAACATTTCTAAAGCTTGAGAATTAGCATATCTACAATAATCCATGAGTAAACTTTTTTCTATGTCTTCCTCTGTAAAAACAAGAGTAGGCATACCTGCTACATCTTGCAAATATGCCATACCTCTTTTTATCATGCCAGTAAGATTTTTATTTGTAATTTCATCCTCCCAGGTTATATGCAAATAACATTTTATATCGCCTAATAATGTGATTAGATCATCTTCTGATATATTTACTGACATTCTATCACCTCTCTATTAAACCTGTTCTTTAGTTGCCACGGTACCTTTAACTTTTACTGATACTGTTGCTTCTTCTAGTTCAGATATATCTAATAGTATAAATGCATTATTATCTAATGCCCTACCATTCCCATATAGCTTGGTTAAATAAACTCTCTCGTCATCTAAGAACTTGTATTCATCAGAGTACTCTATTTTCCCTCCATTAGTTCCAGCACCAATACCCATAAAATACTTTTCTGGTAATCCAATTATAGCTTTTCCAGCATCTACTCCACATGATTGAATAGGGTCTGTTGGGAATGGGAATACATTATTTTTATAAGTTCCATCAGTTCCTCTTATAGTAGTTGCTGGCATTACCTTTGTAAAATAATCTGTTGGGTTTACAACCAAAATAACTTTATTAATCGGTCTTGACTTCCCATTAGGTGCCTTAGCTAATGTACTTAATAGTGCACCATATGTTTTAGGGGATAGATCTAATATTTTTACTTCTTCTTTTTTGGGATACACGCCACCAGTTACAGTAACATCATCTGATACATTTCTATCCATTCCTATGGGTTCATTATTTCCAGTACCAGTAACTATTGCAGTTTCTAAAGCTAAAGCTATAGCTTCACTTAGTGTTCCTCTTACGTAGGCATCAATCCACTCTGGCCCTACTTCTAGCATATCCTTTGAAATAGGCATAAATGCACTAAGTTTACAAAGAGTTAAATCAATTTTGCCTATTGCCCCTTCAAGCTCTTTTGCAATTGTAGAACCTAAAGCTCCCCATTGTGCTAATTGCATCCCCTTTTTATTAAC